TTACAAACTTTTTTAGAACCTTTTTTAGATTTTCTTTTTTTACCTCCATCTAATTCAACAGTAGATTTAGAAACTTTTTTAGAACCTTTTTTAGATTTTCTTTTTTTACCTCCTTCTAATTCAACTGTAGATTTAGAAACTTTTTTAGAACCTTTTTTAGATTTTTTTCTTTTACCTCCTTCTAATTCAGTCATTTTTTTAGATGGTCTCTTTGTAGAAGTTCTCTTTGAACCATGTTTCATACCTCCATCTAATTCAACAGTAGATTTAGAAACTTTTTTGGAATTTTTTTTTGATTTTTTTCTTTTACCTCCTTCTAATTCAGTCATTTTTTTAGAAGATCTTTTAGAAGAAACTCTTTTAGAAACTTTTTTACCTCCATCTAATTCAGATTTTTTAACTCTTCTTTTTCTTTTACCTCCATCAATTTCAAATAAATGTTTTTCTTCTTTATCCATTAATATATATAGAATGATAAGATAAAAAAAATAAAATAAAACTAAATTAATTTAAAATAAAAATAATATATTATATAATATAAAAGAACTAGAACACGAAATATAATGAAAAAAAATGAAATATTTATAGAAGAATCAAAAAAATTTAAAAATATAATAGGTGAAACAAAAAATAATATTAATAATGAATTAATATCAAATCAATTAAATAAAATAAATTTAATATATTCAAATAATAATTTATCACCAAAAGTGTCTTCAACATCCATATCAAATAATAATAATAATAATAATAATAATAATAATAATGAATATGATTATCAATATATGAGTAATAAAAATATAATGAATATAAAAGAAGATTATAGACATCAAAAAAATAATTATATAGATATAAATTATACAGGATTAAAAAAAGGATATAAAAAAGAAGAAAATAAAAGAGAGAAAACGAGAATAACGAGAATAAATATAGATAGTAGATATAGAAATATAGAACCAAAAAATATATTAGATAATACAATATATACATTACCAAAAAATCCATTATATTTCATGAAAGATTCAAATATAATAACAATATATCATCCAAAACATATATTTAATATAGGTGATAAAATAATAATACAAAATATAAAACCAAATAAGATATATTTAAAACCAAATTGTTTAGAATTTATTCAAAATTCAAAATTTATAAAAATAAAACATAAATCTCATGGATTAAATAATATAGATATATCATATTTTATCAAAATAGAAAATATTATAGGTACAACTGATAAATCTCATATAGGAACAATACCAATAAATATAATAAATAAAACTCATAAAATATTATTAAAAAGAAATGATAATGATGTTATAAATGATGATATTTATTATATAGATATTGGTATAAATATATTAATTAATTTAATATATGATACTAATAAACCATTTAGTATAGAATTATTAAATATAAATGGTATACATATAAATAAATTAAATGCAAATTATCCACTTAATTCTAATCAATTACAAGGTTATCATATCATAACTAAAATATATCCAAATAGTTATCAAATAAATCTAAGTGATATTGCAACTAATACAACATATAATAATAATAATATTTTTTTTAATAATAATACTAATTTTATTAATAATGAATTACCATTCAATTTTGAACAAGATAATTTCTCTGGTGGTGATGGTATTAGTGTTGCTAAAATTATTGATGTTATTGATGGATATCCTTATCCAAATTATTATAAAATAGCTTTAAAAAAAACTTATTACAATATTAAAAAAATAAAATTAATATCAAGTGAATTTCCAAATACTGAAAAAGTTATAAAAAGTCAACCTCTTAATGTTAAAAATAATTCTCTTTATTGGCAAATTTTACAAGATGGTGATACTATTTATTCTATTAATATTGATGATGGATCTTATACTATGGATACATTAATAGGAGAATTAACATCAAAAATACAACAAATAGAAAGAAAGAATTTAGTATCAAATTTATCATTAACATATGATACAACAACTGTTAATACATATATTAATCCATATCATTCTGTTAAAATATCAATAAATGAAGCATCAAGTTTGTTTACTATAACTATGTATAATGAAACTATTTTAGAAAGACCATTTATTAAATCACAAAGAGTTTATCAAGATACTTTTGTTAGATTAACTATATTACATCCTAAACATTATTTATCATATGGTGATCAAATTGTTATTGCAAATGCTTCTTCAACTGAAGGTATTCCTGCTAGTATTATTAATGGTACTTATTTAATTGAAAGTATTATTAGTCCTGATAGTTATGAAATTAGATTACCAAAATATAATGTTTTAACCAATTTAGATCAAACATTTGGTGGTACTGCTGTCTCTATTAAATTACCTATTGATTTTAGATTATTATTTGATAAACAAGATACTATGGGTAAAATATTAGGTTTTAAAAATGTTGGTGCTAGTACTTCTATTACTTCTTATAATAAAACTATAACTAATCAAATGAAATATGAAAATGATATCAAATATAATAGTATTGGACAAATAAATTATGAAAGAAATATTATTAATTTAGGTGGTGAAAGTTATATTTTAATGTGTTGTCCTTTATTTACTAACTCTATTGGTACAGATAATGCTGAAAATGTATTCGCTAAAATTCAATTATCTGGACCTCCTGATACTATCTTATATAATCAACATATACAAATTATTGAAGAACCTATTGAAATTATTCCTTCTTTATCTGATATTGAATTTAAATTTACTACTTCTTCTGGTGAATTATTCTATTTTAATAATATCGAACATTCTTTCACATTAGAATTACATGAAGATCTATCTTGATTTTATTATTATTAAATATAATTATATATGATCTATATTATTATATTTAACTATAATTGATTTATTTATACATATTAAATAAATAAGATTGAATACAAAAATTTCAGTAATTATTATATATTTAAGTATATTAGACTTATATAATAATAAATGGCTCATATCGCTACGCTCAAACTTATTCGCCTATTTATATATATTTTATTAAAAGATCAATAACTTTATTAGCATTATATAAGTCTATTATATTTATATATTTAACTTATATAATGATATTTATATTAAAATATATAATAATGAATGGCTCATATCGCTACGCTCAAACTTATTCGCCTATTTATATATATTTTATTAAAAGATCAATTATTTTATTAGCATTATATAAATTAACAATACATCTATGAATATTATCACACATTAAATTAATAGTATCATAATAATTTCTCAAATATGTAGATATAATAGAATGAATATTAGATTTATTTTTTTCAATAATATCTGTTTTATCAATAACAATTATACTCTTTATTATATTAGTATATATTAAATCTAAATAATTAGATATTTCTAAATTAGATAATTCATCAGTTTTATTATATTTAATATTGAAATGTGTTCTTATCATTGTAAATATCATATCTTTATCTTTATCTTTATTAGTAATTTGATTTAATATAGATATAATATCTTGATCTTTTAAATAATCTTTTAAAAATGTTTTTAAATATATTTCTTGAATAACATATATAGTATATATATAACATGTTATAACTAATCTATAATTATAATTATTTTCTTTATTAGTAATATCAATATAATCTATAAAAAATTTATTATTTAATAATTTTATAATATTATCATTGATTAAAAATTTAATATCATTTTTATAATTTATCAATTTATCTTTTAAATCAACATTTATAATATTAATATTTTTTATATTTTTATAATAACGTGTTAGATATTTATTAGATAATATTTTACTATAATCATCTATATTAATATTTTTTATAATATCATTATTATTAATAACATCTAATATAATATAATAAGAACTATATAAAACTCTATGATAATTTTTTGGAATAATTATATTTAAATCATTAATAGTTTCATTTTTTAATCTATTAATAAATGTAATTTTAGATGTATCATATATATTAGTTAAATTTTTTATAATATTATTAATATTATTAAATAATATATTAATAGATGCATTACCATTATTATTTTCATCAAATAATAACATATTTAATATATTTTTATCTTTATCACCGAAGGTGCCTGTGGCATAATTATTTAATTTATTTAATATAATTTTAAGATTAGAATAATCAAAATTATTAAATATATAATATAATATTTTATTTTTATTATTATCAATATTTAGATAATTATGTTTATGATCTAATAATAATTTAGTAATTTGAGTACTAATAGTAATATAAGAAGGAGAATCTAATGTATTAGTATAATTACCATTATTTAAATATGATATTTGATAATATACATTTTTATCTAAATTGTGATATAATAATGGATTATTATTAACCTGTTTAATACCTAATAAATCTTTATTTTTTAATAATTTATTATTTTGTTCAATTTGTAATGTATTTATTTTATTAATTTCATCAGATATATCAATATTAACTAATTCTTTATTAGATTGATATATCATATTTTTAATATATTCTAATGATTTTTCTCTTAATTTTTTTTTAATATATGAAATTAATATATCATCTAATTTTTTAATTAAAATTTTATATAATAAAGTCTTTTTATTAGTATAATTCTCATTTATATCAAATATATCAGTAAATTTTTCAATATCAGAAGATAATAATTGTTCAATAATATATATTTTATTATATGATAAAATATCATAACTTTTATCAATTATATTTGGTATTGTTGCTAAATTTTCAGAATTAATAGTTTTACTAATATAGTCAAATAATATATTATCATATAAATTTTCATTATCTGTTAATTTCTTATTTAATATATAATCACTATTAATATATAATTTAGGTAATAAATAATAATTATTTAATAAATTATCAACAATATTATTATTATAATATTTATCTAAAATACTTATTGAATTATATAAATTATTAGATATATAATAATTAGTCATCATACTTTTTAATATTTCAATATGTTCTTTATTAAAAGATAAATATTCATCTAATTTATTTATAGTTTTTTCAATAGAAAAATTAATTATATTTAAAATAAATAAAAATAATTGTAATCCAGTATTTTTATTAAAATTATTACAGATATTATATAAATATTCTTTTAGATTACTTAAACTATTCCAATTTTTTAATTTTTTGATTATTGTATTTAAATTATATATTTTCTTAATATAATTATTTATATTTTTAATAAAATAACTATTTTCATTATAATTTTCTTCTTTTACAATATCTTTATCTATTGATTCTATAAAGTTATTTATATTTATAAATGTTTTATGATATGAATACATTATACCATCATTATCAACATATTTTATATTATCATTTTTATTTAATGTATAAGTATGATTATATTTATCATCAACATAAAAAGTTTTCTTTTTTGATTCAGATAATTTTTTTTTCAATATATCATATAATTTATATAATATAGATATAATTTCTTTTTTATTTTCATCAATAATAATATCACCTCCATATTGTTTCTTTTTTATTATTTTTTTATCATTTTTTTTCTTTTTCTTCTCATATGATTCTTTAATTAGATCATCAAATTTTGATATTTCTTTATCTTTATAAAAATAATAATTTAAAATATTAATAAAATAATGATAATTTACATTTTTTATATTTTCATTTAAATTAAATAAATTAATTATATTAATTTTATTATCATAATTAATTTTATTATCATCATCTAATAATTCTTCATCATATTTATTTATAATATCTATATTATTATTTTTATTATTATTTTTATTTGGATATTGATTATTATTATTTTTATTATTATTTTTATTTTGATATTGATTATTATTATTTTGATATTGATTTTGTTTATTTTTTGCTCCACCTGATATATCATTAATATTATCTATTTTAACTTTAGTATCTAAATATATAATAAAGAAATTATGTATTTTTTTAGATATATTTTTAAGATCATTTACTATTTCTTTTAATATAAAATTATTATTATTATTATTATCATTATTATCATTAAATAATATACTATCATTATTATCTTTTATATCATTTGGTAATAACATATCATAAACATCATAATTTTTATTTTCAATATATTCTTTAATAGTTTTATATTTAGTTTTTTTAAAAAATCTTTCATAATCTTTTATAGTTTTAGTTTGATCATTGGAAAGTATTAAATTAATATTAACATCATCATCTTGTATAATATCTAATAAGTCAATAAATTTATAATATATATTATATGCATATATACTAGTAATAATACTTATTGTTATTTCATCAATATCATTTAAATTATTAATATTATTTAAATAATGAATAAGATTATTATATATATTATTATCAAAATATTTATCAGGATATTTATTATCAATATTAAATTTATAATTTGTAATTTCAATATCTTCATATATAGCTTGTTCATCAATATTAAATAAATAATATAAACTATTAATCTTAGTTTTCTTAAAATCATAATTTATATTTAAATTATAATTAAATAATCTAAATAATTTCTGTTTTATTTTAGTAACAATATGAAAATTAGGAATAAAATCGTTATATTTATTAATATTATCTGATAATATATAGGTATTATATATTGATTTAAAATATGGTATATAGTTTATATCTGTAATTTTATCTAAAATTTCTAATGATTTTATAAAATGTGATACTTTTATTAAATTTGGATTTATATTTATTTGAAATTCACTAAATGATTCTATTATAAATGATAATGTATTTAAATATAAATCATAATATTTATTATTAGTATCATCTTTTATTATTTTTAATATTTTAATTAAATCATTATACATAAGATAATATTCTTTAATATTTTTATTACCAAGTAAATAATTATATGGATTTTTAAATAATTCAGTATCGTAATTTGTTAATAATGGTTTAATATTATCTCTATTATAAAAATCAGTAAATGATAAATTAAATTGTTCAAATACATTATTAAAATTAGTTTCATTTAAAATATTATTATTAAATTGTGGTATATTATCAAATAATTGTTTTATTAAAAAATATGATTTTACTTTTGTATATGTTGATAATTCTTTAATATCATCCTCTAATTTTTTTTTATTATTTATAGCATCTGTTTTTGTTTTTATTGCTTTTGTATTTAAGTTTTTTAAATTTTGATTATTTGGATTAGATTTTAATTTAATATTATTTTTGTTAATATATTCATCTTGTTTTGTTATAATTTTATTTAGTTCATCAATATTACTATTTTTAATATTATTTTTAATATTATTAATTTTATTATTAATAGAATCAATATTATTATCTATACTTATTGTATTTGATACTATTTTATTGGATGCATCAACATTAAATATATTTTTTGTTCTTTTATTATCATAAATATCATTATTTAATAAATAATAATAAAAATATGTAAAATAATATATATATGAGATAAATTCATTTTTATTAATATTATATGAACTTTCAATATAAAATGTATTATTTTCATATTTATTAGTTATTTGACCTGATTCATTAATATATATATTATTATTAAAATATATTTCATTTATTAATTTTTGTTTATTATCATTTAACACTTCTAATGTTGATCCAGATATATTATTTAATAAACCTTGTGTTTTTAATGTAAAATGTTTATTATCTTTTTCAATATTTATTTTAATATCACCATTTTTTTCTTTATCTATACTTTTAATTCTAGATCCATTCTCATATTCACTAAATAATTTTATTGTACTATAATCATTATTATTATTATTATATGATAAATATTTATTTGTTCCTAATATTGTATCATTATTTGATTTTCTATTTCTGTCATCATCATTTATATTATAAATATTATTATCATTTTTTGATGAATATGTTAATGGATATTTTAAATCTTTTATTTTATCTTTTACTTCAAATCCAATATATTTATTTGAATTATTATAATTTGATATTATATCATATATTTGTTGAATTACTGTATTAAAATCATCTTTACTATTATCAAATATATTTTTAGATATATTCACATTATAATTGTTATCTTCTAATTTATCTAAAAATATATCAATATCATTTGTATTAATTTTATTATTAAACTCTTCTAATAATTTAATATTATTATATATATATGGTATATTATCATTATTATCTAAATCTTTAATAGTTTTATTATCATCATCAATATATGTTTTATTATATCTCCATGTTTGTATCATATTTATTAAATTATAATAATCTTTTAGATTATCATCATCTTTTAAATTAGTTATTTTATTATAATCAATATCATTTTCATTAATATTTTTCTTAAATTCTTTATTAATAATAATATTTTTGTTTAGTTCATTAATTGTATGATGATAATAAATCATATTCAAAATACGTAAAATTTTTTGTGTAAATATTATAATATTATAAACATTTAATATATATGATTTATAAGTAATATTATTTTGTTGTTTATAATTTATGATTAAATTATTTATATCATTATTTATCTGTTGTTTACTATCATTAGATAATTTACTTATATCTTTTAAATAATTTTTATAATATTTATTATCAATATATAACATATTACTAATTTTCTTTTTATTATTTTCTTCACTAATATTTTCATTTGATAAATTTAAATTTTTTGTTGATAAATTAAAAAATTCTTGATATATTGATGATATTTTATCTATATAATCCATTAATATTTTTGTTTTATTTATACCATTATTATCAGTTATATCTTTAATAATTTGATCATTCATTTCATTTAATAATATAGTATCATTATATTGATTTATTTTTATAAAATTCTCATCTATATTAAATTCATTATTTTTAAATTGTTCAATATATGATAATTCAGTATCTTTTTTATTAAAAAATTTATCTATAATATCATCTATATATTTTTTTAATAAGTCTTTAAATTGTTTTTCATCTAAATTATTGATTATATCTTTAGATTTTTCTTCTTGTTCATAATTTTCTATTTTTATATCTATTAAGAATTTTTCTTTTAATAATTTAATATTTTTATTAGATATAATATTATCTTCAGATCTTAATAAATTTACAAATAATGGTGATAAATTTTTATTATTATTTATATTAATATCTATTTTTTTATCTAATTTATCTAATTTATTTAATATATATTTTAATATTTTATCATATTTTTTTTCACAAATTATATGTAAAGGTGTATTATCATCTTTATTATTTGATATATATAAATTTATTTTTTTATTTTCTAATGATTTAAATAATAATAATTTATGATCTTTATCGATTTTATTATCATTAATAGATAATATAAGATGATATATATTATTATTATTAGAATCAGTAATATCTAAATTAATATTATCATTTTTATAAATAATATAATTCATGATTTTTTCATATGATCCTGAATTTAATGTTTCTAGAAATTCTTTTTTTTCTTGTTCTGTTATATTACTTTTATATATAGTTTTATTACTTTTATCATATGATGTATATAATGATTTATATGAATCTTTTGGTTTAGACATTTATATAATATAATATAATATATAAAGTTTAGTTATTAATTTTTATTAACTTAATTAAATTATCAATTTAATATTATTTTTATATATTATTTTGTTTATCCTCATTATAGTTATATGTCTAAAAATTTAATTGAAAGTTCCAATATTGCGGCTTTCATCGATAATATTAGTTATATTAATGATTTTATTGTTGAATTTAATAATAATGCTTCTCTTTCACAAATTATTAATAATGCTGATGTCTTTCTTAATAAACTAAATTTAAAAGAAACTACTATTGGTGAAATTAATATTAATGAAAATGCTATTATTAGTAATGGTGATCAAATGATTATTCGTGCTGGTTTAATTACTATTCAAGGTAATCTCGAAGTAACTTCTAATACTATTACTAATAATAATATTGTCATTTTTAATGTATCTTTCTTAACTATTAAAGAACCTACTATTTTTTTTGATAGTGATTCTAATGATAATCCTTTACGTAATATTGGTATTATTTTTAAATGGTTTGATACTATTGATATTAATAAAACTAATCCTCTTTATGGTTTCTTTGGTTTTGATCCTGTTTCACAACGTTTTCGTTTTGTTTCTAAAATTTTTGATACTGCTAATTATAAAAATAATTATGTTACTAATAAAAATGATATAATGGCTCCACTTGAAGTATCTGGTATTTTTATTAAATCTGTTCTCGATATCTCTAATAATATTAAATTCTTTGTTAATACTAATATTAATGATAGATTATTAATACTTGATGATATTATTGTTACTACTAAACCTACTCAATTATATAATAATACTATTGATATCTCTAATAATGTTCTAATTAATACTAATACTTTTATTAATAATATTTTAACTACTTATTCTCAAGTTAATCTTAATAATAATAAATTTCAAGTTAATGATGATGTTATTAAATTAAATTTATATACTAATATTAATGATAAATTATTGATTTATGATATTATTAATTCTTCTATTCCCACTTATTTAAATAATAATAAATTAATTATTGAAGACAATTTAGTAAAATCTAATACTAATACTAATCTATATGATAAATTATTAATTACTGATACTATTATTTCTTCTGTTCCCACTTATTTAAATAATAATAAATTAATTATTGATGATTATGTCATTAAATCTAATATTAATACTAATCTAAATGATAAATTATTTATTTATGATAATATCTCATCTAATATACCCGCTTATTTAAATAATAATAAATTAATAATTGAAGATAATGTCATTAAATCTAATACTAATACTAATCTATATGATAAATTATTAATTACTAATACTATTAATTCTTCTGTACCAACTTATTTAAATAATAATAATTTAATAATTGAAGATAATGTTATTATATCTAATACTAATACTAATCTGTATGATAAATTATCAATTACTAATACTATTAATTCTTCTGTACCCACTTATTTAAATAATAATAAATTAATAATTGAAGATAATTTAATAAAATCTAATACTAATACTAATCTTTATGATAAATTATTTATTACTGATACTATTAATTCTTCTGTACCAACTTATTTAAATAATAATAAATTACAAATTAATAATAATAATATTTAGACTTCTATA